ATTAAACGCATTGGCTCTATGGCAATTAATACCAAAATAGCCCGTTTGTTTAATCAATTCAGGTTGAGAGACGTCCGTGTCTATCGTTTCATCCATGTTTCCATCACGAAAAACGGTAATTGGCTTGTGTTGTACCAAAGCAGGATATTTGCCTTGATGAAAACCAAAGGTCCATAAACTGCGATGTTGCATCGGTGCAACCACCGCAGTTCCGTTAACATTTAAAGGGTTTTTTCGGTAATAAGTACCCGGATCAGTTGTGCATTTAAATTGCTTTAATTGCCATTTCCCGTTTATTTGATACAACACACACATAACATCGTTAAAGGTATTAGCCCGTAAATTTTTATGACGAACACCAATAATATTGAGGTTTAATTCACCTTCAAAAATGCGGTAGCCGTTTTGCGCCATTGCCGTTAATAAACTTGTTGTTGTGATCAGTAACTTACTCATTACATAAAACTCTTTTTAATACTCTGCTAAAACTAACGACTATAAATCGCGTACTTCGTCGCTGGTTAAATAAGGAATGCCATTAATTTTAATAAAATCTTTTGAGGTAATTTCACCTTTTAACGTGGTGGTGTCTTCCTCACCACCTTCGGCTTTTAGGCTTAAGATTTCATCTAACGACGGTAAAACGCCAAAGGCTTCAATATTTTTAGTTCCGGCTTTTACTTCCGCTAAAAACGACATGTCAAATGGTGGTATTCCTTTCCAACTTCCTGCAGATTTGGCTTGACCTTCAATCAATAAAAAGTTTTCATGATCAACTTTAAAAGTCACTTCTGCCGATACTGGGCCATCAATAAAACCAACCGGAATACCGCGAACGGTTTTCACTTTTCGACCATCAGTTACCTTTACCGATGCTTCAATAACGTGGACCATTTTATCGCCCATGAAAACATCAAAATCTTTGCCGCCTAAATGTTTATTACCTGACATTTTCTTTTCCTTATTCTGCGCTGTCGAGCATAATGCCGACTAAAATAGTGCTTGGTGAATCAATAGGTTGTACTTTCAGTATCACGCGCAATTCAGTTGGGCTAGTGAACGTCAAACCAATTGAATCGTCTTTGGGTTCGCGTATTTCACCGGGGAATTTATCAGCCCCTAAATTGATACTTTTCGACATTTCACGAAGTGGTTTACCCAGAACGTTTTTACCAAATGCGATACCCGTAGGAGAGTTATTTAAACGTCGATTTTTAATTTGCCAAATGGCAATAATGCGCACTTGTCGAGCCGCTTTGTCGACCACCCGACCCGCTTCAATTTTTTGAAAGTCTCCCCCTTCAGCGTCAAGCATATTGGCGTCAGCAAAATAGATACCGTCGAAGTCTGGGTAAAACTGCACACAACTAAAACGAAGCGCATCTAAAGCGGCCGTTACTGCATTAGTTAATGGGTTGCCGTCTTTATCAACGGGTGAAGCTAATAACGACATAGCGCCAGTTTGGGTGCGCATCGGTGAGTCAGCAATGGTTATTGAACGTTTACATAAACGCCCCGCTAACCCGCCTAATTCGTCACCGTAAAGTGCTGGGACAACACAAACTCTGTCACCAACTACACCGTCAATTAATGGCTGAATAGCAGTATTATGCTCTGCCCAAGATTGGGTTTCGTCACAACCTGGTGCTGAAATTAAAAAGCGAACACGACGAGCGTATTTTGATAATAGTTCTAAGGCTTTTGCTTGATAGGCTTCAACATCGGCTTTGCCTGTAACATCGGTGCAAACCACGATAATTTCAGGACTAATGTCTTGGTCCATTGCCATGTCTATTTGGTCGTGAATATTGTCTCCAGCTTCAACAGGTATTGCCCAACCACTGACTAAATCGTCACCGTTGCGAATCCATGATGCGAGCTGGGTTTTTAGTGCTGAGTCACCCGCACTGATTAATGCGTCTAAATCTGATTGCGCATTTACGGCAACTGCAGTACGTAAATTTAATGTACCAACACCAATAAACAATACAGAACGTTCAACTTCTTTGGTTGCGCCACTGCCTGTATTTAATGAAGTTACTGAAACTTTACCTTGTGTCATAAATTATCCTTTCGTTTTAATTGGTGTTATGCAGCAAGCCTAAAGGCTTCGTCTAACATGTAATTTTTCAAGGCAACTAATTCGCCTCGGTTTTGTCCTAAAAACGAACGTTCGGGTAAGGCAATCGTCCATTTGTTTTTACTGTTTGGTTCATCACGCATTATTCTTAAAATTTTGCCTGCTTGGCCACGCTCTAAATTTTGCATGATCCATTTAATACTTGGGTTCTTCCAGCCCTTACCTTTGTTGCGCCTTATTTTGTAGCCCTCTTCTTTGAGTGATACCGCTTGCGCTCTGGTTGCTGACCCTTTGTAATCAGGTGTGCCGTATTTTCTTGCGGCCTCGCTTGCGGTCATCTCTTGGCTTAACCCTTCTTGATGAACTCGCGCTATTTTGCCAATGTTGTTATTGCCAAAAACCACTTGGGCATTGTTTGGGTTGCTATGCACTTGCATGTGTTTACCCAGTTTCGTTAACATGCGCTTTTTACGCCCGTTAGACCTTGCCTGCCAATGACTACCCACTAAATCTTTTTGTGACCGAATTCTAGTTTTACTGTCTCGTCTTACTTTTCGACCTGCGCCCCGTAAAATTCTGCGCCTTTTTCTTGGGCCAAGCTTAAGTAAATTTAACTCTTGTTTTGCTTTACTGGTGTTAATGCCAATGCTTAACAAAACAAATTACTCTGCGATCACTTCGGTAGTTACTTCGGAAATCAGAGTGAAACTTTCAGCAATCCATAAGCTGTTTTCACCAAAGTCATAACGTTTATTATTTAAAGTAAATGCACCTGTTGGGCATTCAACGAGCTCAATATCTTCACTAAAGGTTTCAATGGTCAATTCCATTTCAACTGAACTATCATCGTTAATGTCTGCACTAAATTCAGCGTCGTTACTGTCGTACTTACCACCGTTTTCTTGTAGCCAAAAGCTAACGAAAGCGGCTATTAATTCAACAGGTGCAGAACATGGGTTTATGCTAACAACCCCTGAGTAATAAAAGCGCGCGGCCAGTAAGCCATTACCATTAATATTTTTGCTTGCGGTTTCAATTCTTCCGCCCTCTATCCATGCACTAAATTGCGTGGGCAAGGCTAATTTTCTGCCCTGGTATTGAGCGTCAATTAGGTGTTTGGTTAGCTCTTGTAATTTGCTTTCGCTCATATCAAACCAACACTTATATTTGAGCTAACCCCTACTATTTTTCGAATAGCGGCAAAGCTTTGTTTTTGCCAATGTTCTTTGTTTTCTGATGCTAAGAGTTGTTGAGCCGCTTGGTTGTCTCGGTGGCTTTCACCTAACTTACTGATCAACATTTTTGATTTGGCTAATGAGTACACCGCTTTTTTATATAAAATGACTAACCGGCTTATGGTGTCTAATGTAATATCGGGTATGTCTTCTAGTTTTTGATAATCACCCCAATTGAGCATTTGAAATTCAAGCAGTTCGTCATTCACAAATAAAGCCGCTTCGGTTAGCTTTTCTATGATCATGTCAACGTTGGTTGCGTATTGGGTCGCTATTGCGTAGTTATCGGTTAACTCTTTAATGCACAACTCAGGGTAAAAGCTGCTCGATTGCACCTTATTCTCTGGCATTTCAGCAAATGGCATTCCCGTGATATTCATACTTAACCTTTTACGTTTACTTTTAACCAAACTTAAAATTAGGTGCGGCCGCCACAATAAACCGATTAAGCACAACTGAATGAGTTAGTCAGTTACTGTTGACCGCATGGCGTAAGAGCTTTTTCTATATTTCTATTTCAATGTCTAATTGTTTTGCTAAGTCTTTAGCGACTTTTTTAACCCCAGCGCCGTCGTTAATACGCTGAGCGGTTAAGTAATAAGTGAGAGCGTTACCAAAGTTCATTTGTTTTTGCTCTAATTTTCCTGCCATGGCAAAAACTTTGCCTGCAACTATTTCTTTGATATCCCATTCATTTTCATTGTATAAATCAATGAACGTGGTAAAAGTTTTAACAACTTTACTTGCAACAATACCTTTAAGATCTTTTTCCAACTTTTTAGCGCCAATGTCATAAAGCTGGTCAAAGACAAAGGTGCCCCAATGTGTAGTTTTAAAACGTGTCGGTAATGGCTGTTGCTGTTCGATCATTAAAGGTAATAAAGCAATAACATCGGCCCAACGTTCTAGATCAACTAACCAAATAAACACCCAAGCTAGCACCATATTTGGGTGATTAGCCCCAGCAGTTTTGTATTGTTCGATGTATTCTAAGTAGCCGTTATTGGCTAACACTTCACTTTTGTATTGGGCTTTGTCTTCAATGCTTGAAAACTGTTTAAG